ACTGGAGCAGGCCCGCTCACTGGTCCACCCGCTGGGCGGCAGGGTGCTGGGGGTGACCACGGTGGCACGTGCCGTAGACCCGATGACTATGGCAACAGCATTACGTGTGACGTTCATGGTCGAAGCTCCGGAAAGCGCATTCCCGAAACGGTCGAGCTTCCAAGTGAACGGCTTCGTCACACGCACCGACGAACCGGACAAGCAGGCATAGATGAGGGTCGGTCCCCCTCCCCCGGATCCCCAGGGACCGGGACGCTCTGCATCTCGCGGTGCGTACGGGTCTCAGGACCTTTTCGAGTTTGGCCCGGCTGGCGCCCGTCATGGGTCGCGGTCGGGGTTCCCGACATGGGAGGCACCATGATGTACGCGCTCAGGGGCTGGTGATGGCCGGCCGCGGTCCCGCGCCTCAGGCTGTGAAGCGCCGGCGGAACGTTGATCCGACGCCGAGGACGAAGGTGACGCGGGATGGCCGGACTCGCGGCCCGGGTCTGCCGGCCGGGGTGTTGCCGGATGGCGAGGAGTGGCATCAGCAGACGAAGACGTGGTGGTCGAACTGGCGGAAGGCTCCCCAGGCCGCCGCGTTCCACCCCACCGACTGGGACTTCCTCCTCGATACCGCGTTGATGCATCACACGATGTGGACGAAGGGCCGGTGGGAGTTCGCGTCGGAGCTACGGCTGCGGGTGGCGAAGTTCGGGGCGACGCTGGAGGACCGCGCCCGGCTGCGACTGGACGTGGAGACCCCGAGCTCGCCGAGTAGGTCCGCGCCGGCGCCCACCGAGGGTGTTGTGACCAGCTTGTCGTCGCGCCGTGCGCGTCTGACGGGTTAGCTGTGCCGCGCACTCTGGTGCGCGCCCCGGAGCACGACAGGGCCAAGTCGCTTGGCTGGCTGGCCGTGGCCTGGATGGAGCACTTCACCAGGCACGGCCCGGGGGATGTGCAGGGCCAGCCGGTGGCGCACGGTGACGAGTACACCGGGTTCGGGGTCGACTGCTATGCGCTGGATGAGCGCGGTCGGCGGCTGTATGACTCCGCGTTCCTGTCTCGCCCGAAGGGCTGCGACAAGTCGGGGTACGGGGCGCGGTTCGCGTTGTTCGAGGCGTTGGGGCCGTGCCGGTTCGCCGGGTGGGCCGTCGGCGGCGAGGTGTACGAGGACCCGTGGGGACTCGGGTTCCGGTACGTGTACGAGCCGGGCGAGCCGATGGGGCGGCCGGTCACCGTGCCGTACGTGCGGATCATGGCCACCGAGGAGGGGCAGACCGGCAACGTCTACGACACGATCCACTTCAACCTCACCGACGACGACTGCCCGCTCGCGCATATCCCGGGCGTGGACGCTGGCCTGACTCGGGTGTTCCTGCCGGGCGGCGGGGAGATCACGCCGTCGACGGCGAGCTCGGCGGCGAAGGACGGCGGCAAGGAGACGTTCGTCGTCTTCGATGAGTCGCACCTGTACCACTTGCCGGAGCTGCGGCAGATGTACCGGACGGTCACCCGGAACCTGCGGAAGCGGAAGAAGATCGCCGGTACGTGGTTCCTGGAGACCACGACGATGTTCGCGCCGGGTCAGGAGTCGATCGCCGAGGAGACGTACAAGCTCGCCGAGGCGATCCGCGGCGGCCGGTCGAAGCGTGCCCGGCTGATGTACGACCACCGTTGGGGCGAGTGCGAGGACCTGTCCCGCGAGGACCAGCTGCGCGCGGCGATCCTGGAGGCGTTCGGCGAGGCGATCGAGTGGAACGACCTCGACTCGATCGTGGACGAGTTCTACGACACCCGCGCCGACCCGGCAGACTCCCGCCGATATTTCCTGAACGCGGAGACCAGCGCCGCGGATGCGTGGCTGGCCGCGCACGAGTACGACGCCTGCAGCGACCCGGCGAAGTCTCTGCGTGACCGGGACATGGTGACGCTCGGGTTCGACGGCTCCCGCTCCGACGACGCGACCGCGCTGGTGGCATGTCGCGTCTCGGATGGTCACATGGAACCGCTGGGCATCTGGGAGCGGCCGGTGGATCTGCCGCCGAAGGCGGAATGGCAGGTCGACCGGATCGCGGTGGACGCCGCCGTCGACAGCGCGATGGCTCGGTTCGAGGTGGTCGGGTACTACGCGGATCCGCCGCACTGGCAGGACTACGTGGACCGCTGGCACGGCAAGTACGCGGAACGCATGCAGGTCAAGGCCACTGTGAAGCGGCCGTTGGAGTGGTGGACGAACCGGCCGACGGCGATGGTCGCGGCGCTGGAGCGGATGCACGAGGCGTTCCTGGAGCGCGCGGTCACGTTCACCCCGGCTGCGGACCGGACCGGGGAGCAGGCCGGATTGACGACCCTGCTGCGCCGGCATTTCCTGAACGCGCGCCGGCGTCCGACCCGTGTGGGCCTCCAGATCGCCAAGGAGTACCCCGGGTCGCCGAACAAGATCGACGGCGCGGTGGCCGCGACGCTCGCCTGGGAGGCGCGCATGGATGCGGTTGCCGCCGGTGTAAAACCGCGCGGGGAACGGATGTACGCGGCACGACGGATCCGCTGAGACGAAGGGGGCTGGCGTGCCGATCGACACTACCGACCCCCAGTCGCCCGGCTGGTGGCTGCGACGGCTCGCCACGAAGCTCCTGGACAGCAGCCGGCAGGACCGTCTGCAGAAGCTCGACTCCTGGTACACCGGCGACCCGCCGTTGCCGATGGGCGCGCAGAACGCCCGCGAGGCCTACCAGATGTTCCAGCGGCTCGCCCGCTCCAACTTCGCGGAGCTGATCGTGGAGGCGGTCCGGGAACGTATGCGCCCGGTCGGTATCCGCACCTCCGCCGACGGCGACGAGACGGGTGATGAGGAGGCGTGGAGGATCTGGCAGCGCGCCGGTCTCGGTATCGAGTCCGCGGAGGTGCACAGAACCTCCCTGGCGCTCGGTGACGGGTATGTGATCGTCGGCGATGTCGACCCGGTGTCGAAGGTGCCGGTCATCACCGCGGAGGATCCGCGGCAGGTGGTGACCGAGCATGACCCGGCGCAGCAACGGCGGATCCTCGCGGCGTTGAAGATGTTCGAGGACGATACGACGGGTCGGATGGCGGCGTACCTGTACCTGCCCGGCCGGGTGTTCGTGGCCCGTACCGAGCAGAAGCTGGGCGTGATCGGGGGGCCACGGCCGACGCCGACGTTCAACGCCGGCAACTACGACTGGGACGACAACCACGGCGGCCCGGACGGGCAGGCCATCCCGTCCGGGCTGCTGCCGGTGTTCCGGTTCCGCAACTCACGGGGCGTGTCGGAGTTCGAGCCGCACATCGACCTGCTGGGCCGCATCAACCACATGGTGCTGCAGCGGATGATGATCGCCACGCTGCAGGCGTTCCGGCAGCGTGCCATCAAAGGTCTGCCGCTGAAGGACACCGACGGCAACGACATCGACTACACCGGAGTCTTCTCCGCCGACCCCGGTGCGCTGTGGCAGTTGCCGGAGACCGCGGAGATGTGGGAGTCCGGGCAGGTCGACCTCGCCGGGATCCTCAACTCGGTCCGCGCCGACGTGCAGTACTTGGCCGCGGTGACCCGGACCCCGCTGCACATGCTCGACCCGGGCGCGGAGAACCAGTCCGCCGAGGGCGCGGCGCTGGCCCGGGAGGGCCTGGTGTTCAAGGCCGAGGACCGGATCGCCCGCGCGGGCGAGGGGTGGTCCGGGGTCATGTCGGCGGCGTTTCGGTGGATGGGCGACGACTCGCGCGCCGACCTGGACAAGCTGCAGATCATGTGGGCGTCGCCGCAGCGCTACTCCCTCACCGAGCGGTATTCGGCTGCGGCGCAGGCGAAGGGCATCGTGCCCACCGAGACGATCTGGACCGAGGTGCTGGGGTACAGCCCGGATCAGGTGGCGCGGATGGAGAGCCAACGCGCCGACGAGGCTCTGCTAGCCCCAGAGCTCGCCGCCACCTCGCCCGCGGCGACGGTACCGGCGACAGGCCGGACGCCCGCACCATCAGCGGGCTAACCCGGTGGCGACGGAGGCTGACGCGGCAGTGGCCGCGACGGTGGCGCAGCTGGTGGCAGCGCACGCTGCGGCCCGAGACAGGCTGAGCCAGGCGGCGACGGGTTACGCGGCCGGACAGATGGAGGCGTTCACCGACTGGTACGACACGCTCGCGATCAGACAGCTCGCGATGCGAATCAGCGGCCGCGTGCAAGCGGCGCAGCGGCAGACGGCGGCCGTGACCGACTCCTATCTGGCCCGCGTCTTGTCGGCGTTGTTGGGGCGTGGTGTGCCGAAGGTGGGCACGGTGCCGGTGACGACGCTGCGGACCGGTGTGACGCCGGCGGCGCCGTACGGCCGGATCGCCGACCAGTACCGGTACCGCCGCGCGCTGGACATGTCGGAGGTCGAAGCGGTCGAACTGGCCACCGAACGCGCCCGGGTGGTCGCGAACACTGACGTGTCCTTGGCGTTCCGGGCGCAGTCGCGGAAGGTGATGCTGTCCCGGCCGGTGGACGGCTGGCGACGGATCGTCCACCCGGAACTGTCCCGCGGCGGCACGTGCGGGTTGTGTATCGCCGCGTCGGACCGGGTGTACCACCGCGGTGACTTGATGCCGCTGCATGCCCGCTGCGAGTGCACGGTCCTACCCATCGTCAACGGGAAGGATCCGGGGAAGAGCCTCGACGGCGCCGCGCTGGAGAAGTTGTATGCGGAGGCCGGTTCTACCGCGGCCGCGAAACTGAAGCGGACCCGGTACGTCGTCAACGACCACGGCGAACTCGGGCCGGTGCTGGCGAAGGAAGGCGACCACTTCCGGGGACCCGAAGAAGTCCCCGGCAGCCAGCAACCGGGATCGCAGAGCGGAGCGGTGCGGGAGCAGATCACCCCGACCCGGCCGCCCATTGTCCTCGAAACGCCGCCGGCGACCTTCGATGAGCGGGTCGGTCGGGCGCTCGCCGGGCAGGACGCGCTCGACGCTGCACCTCTGACGATGCAGCGGCGGGGTGGTGAACTTCCGATCCCGAAGGGGCCGGAACGGGACGCGCTGCGGCTGTACGGGTCCGGCTACTACCAGTGGATCAACGGCGGGCTGCGGACTGACAACTGGGTGATGTCGCTGGACTTCGTCGCCGAAGCCCGCGCCTCCATCCCGCACCTGGATGCGGTCCTGGGCCGCTCGCCGCTGGCCGGGGACACGGTGGTGTGGCGCGGGTCGGCGTTGCACGAGGACTTCTTCGCCGGCGACTGGGGCGGTGACCTGACCGGCTTCTTCTGGCTGGAGAAGGCCTACACGTCCACCTCCGCCAGCAGGCGGGAAGCGGAAAGGTTCGCTGGCCGCGACCGGGCCGTGGTGCTGCGGATCCTGCTGCGGCAGGGACAGAACGCCGTCGTGCTGTCCGGCATGGACACCGAGGCGGAACTGCTCCTGCCCCGCGGACTTCAGTTCCGCATCGTCCGGGACCGCGGTTTCGATGACCGGGGCCGGCGGCTGCTGGACGTGGAGGTCGTCTGATGACTGCTCCGCGACCTCTCGGCAGCACCTCGGCCGGGCATGCCGAGGACCGGCAGCGCATGGACTACACCCCGCCCGTGCTGGCGCACGCCCGCGGTGGGCCTGTGCCGCCGTACCAACCGATCAAGTCACGCCGGGACGGCAACGCCCGGCGTCCGCCGTAGCGCCCGTCACGGGCTATCCCACCTATCCCGTCAGGGAGATCAGCCGACATGGCAGAAGACCAGACCGACACCGCCGACCAGCAGCAGACCGGCAACGGCGCCAGCAACGACCGCGGATTCCCGGAGAACACCCCGCTCGCCGACATGGACGCACCGCAGCAGGCCGCGTACTGGAAATACCAAGCCCGCAAGCACGAGAGCGCCGCCAAGGACCTCGGCAGGCGGTACGGCGACTACGACCAGGTCGCTGAGAGGGCGCGGCAGTACGACGCGCTCCTCGCCTCCACCCAGACCGACCAGGAACGCGCCGTCGCCGAAGCACGGAAGACCGCCGCGGAGGAGACCCGGGCCGCAGCGGTGCAGGAGTTCGGCGGGCAGCTGGTGGCCGCCCGGCTGCATTCGGCGCTCGCTGGCCGGCTGGAGCCGGAACAGATCGAGGGGCTGGTCGAGGGCGTGGATCCCCGCCGGTTCCTGGACGACTCCGGCGCGGTGGACGCCGAGAAGGTCACGAAATGGGCCAACCGGGTTGCCCCCAAAAAGGCACCCGACCTCGGCCAGGGCGCCCGCGGCCGGGCCGCGACGACGACCGACATGAACGTGCTGATTCGCCGGCAGGCCGGCGTCAGCTGAGCTTTCGCAGCACCGGAACGCCAGCGGCTGCTGCTCGTATCGAGGAGGAGTCTTG